CCTCCCTTTTGGAAGAAGAGAATAGCATCTTGAATCAAAACGGTGTGCTCAATCAGTATGTTTTGGATAAAACTGCTGACTTGGTGAACGAGAATAATTTTATAAAAAAGTATGATAACTTACGAAACTTTAAAATAAAGTTTAAAAATAAAATTAACAACCTCACCAAAGAAAATAAATTTTACGAAAGTAATAACTCATGTCCCACATGTAAACAAGATCTGGATGAGTCATTCAAACTTAAAAAGATTGAAACTAATAGCAAATCCCTGAAGGAGACTGAAGATGCATGGGGGAAACTAGAAGAAGAGATTGAGAAAGTAACTATTGAGATTTCTAAGTGCAATGAAATCAATAAAGATATTCAGGAAAAAAATTCAGAAGTTTCTAAGAACAACTCTTTGATTCGTAGAATTCAAAAACAAATCTCTGAGTTAGAATCAGAAATCTTAAAAATTCAGAAGAACAAAGACTCTGAATCTGATGAGAAAAATCAATTGCTGACTCTGCAGAAGACTAAGCAAGACTATGAAAAACTTCTCTCTGAACACAAAGAGAACAAAGATTACTATAGTGTTGCTGCTAACTTGCTGAAGGATACTGGTATCAAGACTAGAATCATCAAACGATATCTGCCTGTGATGAACAAGCACATCAATCAGTATCTTCAGCAGATGGATTTCTTTGTGAACTTTGCTCTCAGTGAGAGTTTTGAGGAAACTATTAAGTCTCGTTATCGGGATGATTTCAGTTACTCATCATTCTCTGAAGGTGAGAAGTCTCGCATTGACATCGCTCTTATGCTAACCTGGCGTGCAATCGCTAAACTCAAGAACAGTGTTGACACCAATCTGCTCGTCCTGGATGAAATCTTTGACAGTTCGCTTGACAGCACGGGCACTGATGAGTTATCATATATTCTGAGAAACTTCACCAAGGACGTTAACCTGTTTATTATTTCTCATCGCGAACACATGGTTGAAAAGTTTGACCGTGTACTTAAATTCAACAAAGTGAAAAATTTTAGTATTTTGGAGGAAACAGCAAATGGCGATTGAAGGCAAACCCCATCATTGGAAATATGATGAAGACCTTACGCTGAAAGAGATTCGTGAGTATCTGACTGGCACATACCATTCACACTATACTTCCGAAGAATCAAAGACCCAGACCTTGGACTTGATTGAGAGTATCGGTGACGCAGAACCATTCTGTCGTTCTAATGCAATCAAGTATCTCTCTCGTTTTGGTAAGAAGAATGGTAAGTCCAAGATGGACATCCTGAAAGCAATTCACTATTGCGTTCTTCTGTATCACTTCTCTGGTCTTCACAAACCCTCTGGCGAACCTTATCCTCAATGATTATGAAACTGTCTGAAAATACTTTCCAAGTTCTTAAGAACTTCTCTAATATCAATAATTCTATTACCGTTAAGTCTGGCAACACTCTTCGTACCGTCTCTGTTGCAGAGAATATTCTCGCTGTAGCAGAAGTGCAAGAACAGTTTCCTCAGGATTTTTCTATCTACGATCTGAATGAGTTCATCTCAGGTCTGTACATTCCCAGCATGAAGGACCCTGAGTTCTCGTTTGGTAATGACAAGTACGTTCAGATTAAAAAAGATAAGTTCTCTCTGAAGTATTTCTTTGCTGATCCTAGTCTGATCAAGCAAGCACCTGAGAATGACATCGCGATGGATGAGGATATCAAATTCACTCTGAGTTCTGATAACCTTGAGACTCTTCAACGTGCTGCATCAGTCTATCAACTTCCTGATCTCACAGTAATTGGTGATGGAGAGAATATCATTGTGTCCGTTCGTGATAAAGAAAATGATACATCTAATGCCTTCTCTATCACTGTGGGTGAGACTGATGACGAGTTTGTTCTGAATCTTAAAGTTGAGAATGTCAGAATCATGAAAGGTGACTATGATGTCATCATGTCCAAGCGTCTCGTTAGTAAGTTCATCAACAAGAGAATTCCCCTGACATATTGGATTGCACTTGAACCTGATTCAAATTAATTTATGAACATCTTTGTGACTTCCCCCAGTCCTCATTTGTCAGCACAAGTTTTACCAGACAAACATATCGTCAAAATGCCACTTGAGTGCTGTCAGATGTTGTCTATCATTTATTCTAAATGGTATTACAACTGGGGTCCGTTGCCTAAGAAAGATGGTGGATATTATGCTACCGCCAAAGGTGCGTTTCGTAATCACCCATGTACTATCTGGGCAGCACAGAATCATTACAACACTGCATGGTTGGTAGTGCATGGTCTAGCGTTGTGTGGCGAATACAAACGCCGCTATGATAAGATTCATTCTTGCAATGACACATTGTTCACTGCTAAGAAAATCTTTCATGCTAAATCACATCGCGCAATCACATGCTCCTCCATGGCAGATAACTTTGTACGCGCAATGCCCGATGAATACAAACTTGACACAAGCATTGACACTTTTACTGCTTACAAAATGTATATCGCATCCAAACCTTGGGTTGCATCTAATTATCTTCGTGACCCATCCAAGAAACCAGATTGGGTATGAAGTGGAATCTTAAAGTAGATGAAGACGGTGTGGTTACATTTCCTGATGATCTTCTAGAGATTACTGGATGGGTTGAGGGTGATGTGTTAGAATGGACAGACCGTGGTGACGGTTCCTATGAATTGAAAAAACTGCTTGATGATGAACATGAATGAACAGTATCTGTGGGTTGAGAAGTATCGCCCACAAAAGATTGACGATTGTATTCTCCCCGAGAGTATCAAGCGTGATTTAAAACAGCAGGTTGATGCTGGTGAGTTGAACAATCTTCTTCTTACTGGTCCTCCTGGTGTTGGTAAGACCACTGCCGCTAAGGCATTATGTAACGAACTAGGACTATCTTATATTGTTATCAATGGATCTGACGAAGGACGATTTCTGGACACGGTACGGAACACAGCAAAAAGTTTTGCGACGACCGTCTCACTTCAAGGAAGTAAGCACAAAGTCATCATCATTGATGAGGCAGATAACACAGGCAACGACGTACAACTCCTCCTACGGAGTTCTATTGAGGCGTATCATAGCAACTGCCGATTCATCTTCACCTGCAACTACAAAAACAAAATCATTGATCCCATCCAGTCGCGATGCTCAGTCATTGATTTTGCCTACAAAGGAAAAGAAAAAGCAACAGTTGCTGGACAGTTCTTCAACCGTGTCAGGTCTATTCTTGAGGCAGAGAATGTACAATATGATCCGAAGGTTGTTGCAGAACTGATTCAGAATCACTTCCCCGACTGGCGTCGTGTACTGAATCAACTTCAGAAGTATGGCAATACTGGTAACATTGATACTGGTATCCTTACAGAGATTACTGATATTAATCTCAAAGAACTTACGAATGCTTTGAAGAACAAAGAGTTTAATGTTGTTCGTAAGTGGGTTGTGGCAAACCTGGATAATGATTTTAATATGGTTATCCATCGCATCTATGAAGCAATGTATGATGTTCTTACACCTGCCACCATTCCCGCAGCAGTCTTGGTGATTGCTAAATATCAATATCAGGCGGCATTTGCTGCTGATCAGGAGATCAATCTTCTGGCATGTTTAACTGAAATTATGATGGAGTGTCAATTCAAATGAACGTAAAACTTATTCGTATGTCCTCTGGCGAGGATCTGGTTGCAGAAGTTATTGAGTCATCAGATGATTCAATCACTATTCGTAATGCTATCGTTGGCATTCCTACGCAGCAGGGAACTCTTACCTTTGTTGCATGGTCTCCTATGATTAGTAAAGAAGATAAAGATATTACTATCTCTTCTAAGTTTGTTATCTATGTTGCTGAAGCAGCAGATGAAATCGTACAGCAGTATGAGCAAATGTATTCGCCTATTGCAACTCCAGACAAGAAGAAACTTATTCTTTGATGCGTAAAAAAACTACTCCTCAGAACGTACAAGAAGCACATGAAGGACTCTTCTATGCTTCTATGAATCTTCCCGCTGCTGCCGCTCACTGTGGCATGACAGAGAAAGAACTTAAAATGACCTTTTGGGAATACCTTAAATATCATGAACCAAACTATGAAGTCTCTCAAGACGCCGCTTAGATACCCTGGCGGTAAATCACGCGCCACTAAGTATCTTCTTCCACGATTCCCTGAGGGTATCAAGGAGTATCGTGAAACGTTTCTTGGTGGTGGCAGTGTTGCCATTGCATTCAGTAAAGCAAATCCAGACACTCCTGTGTGGGTGAATGATCTTTACGAACCCCTGTATAACTTCTGGAGGGAACTTCAGGACAACGGTGATAAACTTTATCGTCGTTTGCAGGAACTGAAGTCTCGTTATCCTGATCAAGGATCTGCCAAAGGTTTATTTCTAGAAGCAAAGGAAATTGTAAATGACTATTCCATATCCCCTTTATATCGCGCTTGTGCTTTCTACGTTATTAACAAGTGCTCTTTTTCTGGTCTCACTGAGTCCAGCTCCTTCTCCAGACAAGCGTCTGATTCCAATTTCTCAATGTCTGGAATTGATAAACTGAAAGGTTATAGTTACATCATTCGCAACTGGAAAATTACTAACTGGTCTTATGAAGGACTTCTTACTGATGATAAGAGTACTTTCATCTATCATGATCCTCCATATGACATTAAAGATAACCTCTATGGCAAGAAGGGAGATCTTCATAAGCGGTTTGATCATGATCAGTTTGCTCTTGACTGCGACCGCTACGTTTGTCCTCAATTAATCTCCTACAACTCCACTCAGATGGTCAAGGATCGCTTTGAGGGATGGTTGGCATGTACTTATGATCTAACATATACCATGCGCTCTACAGGCGATTATATGAACGAACAGAAGGACCGAGCAGAATTACTACTATTCAATTATGAATAACTACGACGGACAACTTAGCGACGATGACATTCCATACATTGTGATGGAACTAGATGTCATTGATGTTCATCAAGTCTATCAGTCAGTGTCATATCATTTGGAGCATTGGCCTGGCGGAGATCCATATGAACAGGAGCGGTTGACTGCACTTAAAGATTTCTTCTACCGAATGGTTCTTGAATACAAATATCAAATATCATCTGATGAGCAAAACTGAATTGAAGCACTGGTTGAATTCTATCAACCACGAAAAGCAAAACATCATGACTGAAGAGAACAAGAATGAGTATCCACCATTCATTGTGAATCGCTGTCTCTCTGGATTTATAGATACAATCATGGTAGCGAATGAAATGAACATCAGTCACTACCTAGATAAGAAACTACAATATGAATTTTTACTAAATATTGTCAGACCAAAACGGAGATTCTCTCCGTGGTTGAAGAAAGAAAAGATTGATGATCTGGACGCGGTGAAATCTTACTATGGATATAGTAACGAGAAAGCTAAGTCTGCTCTTAGTATTCTTTCTGATGCACAACTGAATTCTATCAAACAAAAATTGAGTAAAGGCGGTAAACAATGACTACAGCGACTGATATTGAAGTAACTTGGGAACCCCATGATATGGTGGAAGTTACTTTGAGTGAGCCTGATGACTTTCTTAAAGTTCGTGAAACTCTGACCAGAATTGGTGTTGCTTCTCGGAAAGAAAAGAAACTGTATCAGTCTTGCCATATTCTCCATAAGCAGGGTAGATACTACATCGTTCACTTTAAAGAACTCTTTGCTCTTGACGGCAAACGTGCTAACCTGACGCTGAATGATGTTCAGCGTCGTAACCGTATCACTCAACTCCTGGTTGACTGGGAACTGATCACGGTTGTAAAACCTGAGGCGATTGAAGATGTATCTCCTCTCAATCAAATCAAAGTTATTGCCTACAAAGAAAAGTCTGAGTGGACGCTGGAAGCAAAGTATAACATCGGTAAGAAGAAAGTAGTTGCCACAACTGAAGCATAAATAATTTCGTGCTTTTCGTGCGGCACACTCTACAATCGGAACACCCAAAAGATCTCCCTTCGGGGGGATCTTTTTTTTATACTTCTTCTTTCCAGTACTTACTCATTTTAAAGTTCTTATACATATTCTGAAAATGCTGACTGTCTGAACATTGATATGTGTATACCTGCGACATCCTCAAGAAGTTCTCTTCGTAAGATGGAGAGAGTGAAGGCATATGAAAAAAGATTCCAGGGTAATAAGTTACAGTATTATATTCTGGTTCAATCGTATGATATTTTCTCCAAACTTCTGGATCTAAATGCTTCTCTGGATCCCAGTCAATTTCTCTTTCGTCATGATAAACTTCACATAATGAGTTCATAAAAACAGGAAAATTTCCAGCACTTTGATCTCTAAATTCATTGATTGTATATACTGGTTTATAATGTCTCCATTTATAAGTGTAGAAATCAGTTCCTGCTGGAATGTCTTCAGTGATCCAGCAGTTAAAACCATAATTAAATTCATCTACATGAGGAATAATATTTGGCAATTTTGCTGACATGGTTTTCCAATAAAAATTAACATAAGTTTCCCACACAGGAACCTTATAGATTTTTTCTGCATTTGCTGGGAAATAATGATTCATCAAAATGCCATGGAGATATTCCATAACATGAGATAAACTATTATTGAATGTCTGATTGAAATATAGTTGTATACCAGGAGAGTTTGACACTGGCACATCAATCAAGGCAAAGTTTTCTTTGATGAAATTTTTAACAGCAGATGGATCAGTATAAAAGTTTTTGATTATACCATACTTCATACCAGCTTCTTCCACATAGTGGACTGACTCTTCTGCTGCGTCTGAAATTTCAAATACTTTTTTGATCGTGTCTTCGCTGATCGTTTTGTAATCAGATAATAAATTCATTATGGAAAACCCTATAGTTTAGTTCGGTAGACAGCACTTCACTTTTTTGTCGTGCTCTTATAAATTATATATGTCGCCTTCGGGGACATCAAAACACAAACTCGCTTATTTAAGGAGCTACTATAATGGTTAAGTACCACATCGCAGATATTGATCGTCTGTTAAATGACGCATCAAGATTCGGAATTGGAATGGACGAATGGATTCGTAGATTTGCATCAGTTCATGAGTCGGAACCAAACTATCCGCCACATAATTTGGTGAAAGAATCTAGCATTGAATTTAGACTAGAACTTGCACTTGCTGGATACAGTAAGGATGACATCTCAGTATCAACCGAATCTAACAAACTCTTTGTTGAGTGTAATAAACCAGATGAAGAAGAACCAGAATACCTTCATAGAGGTATTGCGAAAAGATCCTTCACCTGGAGCAGAACTCTTTCAGATGATGTAGAAGTGTCTGATGTTAGATTTGATAATGGTATGTTGACAATTAAATTAAGGAGAGTGATTCCTGATCACCAGAAGAAAAAAACTTATGAACTAAATAGTGATTGAATATCGTCGTCGCTACGCTACAGAGGGTCCTGGTCACAGTCAGGTAACCCTCTTTTTTGTGTCAATAAATAAATGAACTTACACTTTCATTATGAATAAGTTAGATAAAAATAATAAACTTCATCTGATGAACCATCTTCTCAAAGAAGTTGTTAGTGTTTTGAAAAAGAACAATATAGATTATTATCTAGATTGTGGAACTCTGCTTGGTTGTATTAGAGATGGGCAGTTAATTCCTACTGATACTGATGTTGATGTTACGATTCATTTGTCTCAGTGGGATAAACTAAACGCAATCAATTTTGAGAGTTATAATTTAACTAGAACTAGAACTCGGGAATTGTTTCCAAATTTTATGGAGGGCAATCTGATCAGTGTCAAAACAGAATGGTCTGAGTTGTATTGCGACATTTATGCCAATCCAGCATTTCCCAAATTAGTCCAAAAAGAAATGGCAGGACACACTTACAATGTTCCTGTTGAAAGTGAATTATACATTGAACAGTTGTATGGAGAGGACTGGAAGACACCATCAGGAACACATGCTGATACAGTGTTTCATAGGAACAATGGATTAGTTAATAGTGACTATGCAAAACACTGGGATTACAGATACGAAATATTCAAATGTATCATGTAATATAAATATCTAAAACCGTGTCAGTAGTGTGAAAACATATAGAGATCTAAAACTTACTCTCCGATACAATAATCAACTGAACTCTAAGTTTTGGGTCGGTGAGGCAATGAAACCCGAAGTTCGGGAGGGACTGCTTCGCATTGCTGACGAGTGGGCGGAGTTTGCAAACATTCCTTCCAATGCTATTATTGATGTCGTTCTGGTAGGTGGAAATGCCAATTACAACTATACTAAGTATTCTGACTTGGACTTACATCTTATTGTCTCCAAAGAGGATATTGCTGACTGCCCTGATCTTATTGACGATTACCTTAGAGACAAGAAACAACTCTGGGCTCTCACCCACGATATTAAAATTTATGGACACGACGTTGAACTCTATGCCCAAGATAGAAGAGATCCCACCCCTTCGGGTCAGGGCGTTTTCTCCCTGGTAAATAGTCTGTGGTTGCGTCGTCCATCATATGAGGAAGTTAATCTTGGCGATCCTAATATCGTAAGAAAGGTTCGTCACTACATGGAGAAGATTGATTTCTTGATTGATAATAAAGCAGACGACCGTGACGCATTTGAGAAACTTAAAGAGAAACTGCGTGACATGAGATCTTCTGCCATCCAACGCGGCGGAGAGTTTGCTGTAGAGAATCTTGTATTCAAAGAACTTCGTAACCGTGGGTACTTAGATAAACTGTCAGAACATCTTAGAAATCTTAAGGTTGCTAGCTTGTCAATTGACTGACCACATGCTATGATGTGGGTTGAATTCTAGGAGTTTATGGCGCTTCAACTTGCTCTGCTGAAGTCTGGCGATGAAATCATTGCTGACGTTAGAGAAGTATTTGATAAAGAAACAAACAAACCAGTCAGTCTGGTTTTCATTCGTCCAGTATATGTTGAACAAACTGGAGTAACTTTTCTTGCAGAAAAGGATGGAGAAGAGTCCGAGGTAACTTATGTATTCCGTCCGTGGATTGAAAACTCTGATGATGAAGAGTATTTTGTTCCTCATGATTGGGTAGTCACTGTGTGCAAACCCACCATAACTATTATTGAAAACTACATTCGTAACATTGGAGTTAGAGTAAATGACAGTGAAAGTGCTACTGCTGAAGACGGGGCAGTATCTGATCTCGGAGATTGATGAGCGTGTTGATGAGGATCCTGATTGTATTCTCATCAATCCTAAACGTATTCTTGGGTTTGCCCCTGAGTGGAAACTTGAGAATTTTGTTCCAATGAGTTATCAGAAACAGATTCCAATCAGATCTTCTGATATCTTGACTATCGTTGACCCCATGGATAGTCTGCTAAACTTATATCGTGATGCTACTGCTTGATGGATTTCTATACTAATGTTGCTATCATCAACGATACTGTTCTGTATCGTGGTTTTAGTGGAGGTGAAAGAGTTGAAGTTAGAGAAGACTTTTCTCCAACTCTCTACGTTCCCTCTAAGAAAAAAAGTAAATATAAAACTCTTGAGGGCAACTATGTAGAACCTGTCAAACTTGGTAGCATTAAAGAGGCGAAGGAGTTTGTTCAGACTTACGAGGATGTAAATAATTTTACTATCTACGGTAATACAAAATACTTGTATCAGTATGTTCTGAGTAAGTATCCTAAAGAAGTTGACTATGATTTCAGTCAACTTAACATCATGTCGCTTGACATTGAGACTACATCGGAGAATGGATTTCCTAATGTGCAGGAAGCACGGGAGGAGATTCTTTGTATCACTGTAAAAGATTTTACTAGTAAGAGAATTATCACCTGGGGTTGCGGTGAGTTTGAAAACTCCCGTGATGATGTTCACTACATTTATTGTCAGAATGAACGTGAACTGTTGAGTAAGTTTCTTGAATATTGGGTACAGAAAACTCCTGACATCATCACTGGATGGAATGTCAAGTTCTTTGATATGCCATTCATTTGTCGCCGCATTGATCGTGTGCTGAGTATTAAGCACATGAGATCTATGTCTCCATGGAACTCTGTGCGTGAGCGTGAGTTGTTTGTGAAGGGACAGAAGAAACTGTACTACGACATTATTGGTGTAGCGACTCTGGATTATTATGATCTGTATCAGAAGTTTACTTACACCAACCAAGAATCATATCGTCTGGATCATATTGCTTTTGTTGAACTTGGTCAGCAGAAGTTGGACCACAGTGAGTTTGAAAACTTCCAGGACTTCTATCGTAACAACTGGCAGAAGTTTATTGAGTACAACATCCATGACGTAGAACTTGTGGACATGTTGGAAGACAAGATGAAGTTGATTGAACTTGCTGTCACTATGGCATATGACGCGAAGGTGAACTTTGAGGATGTGTTCTATCAAGTTCGTATGTGGGACAGTATCATCTATGATGCCCTGACACAGGAGAACATTGTCATTCCTCCTAAGACTGAGAGTACAAAGGATCAGCAGTATGCTGGTGCTTATGTCAAAGAACCTGTGCCTGGTATCTATGACTGGGTGGTTAACTTTGACCTTAACTCTCTGTACCCGCATCTTATCATGCAGTACAACATCTCTCCTGAGACCCTCCTAGATGACCGTGTAAGCGGCATCAACGTGGATAAACTACTCAACCGTGAGATTGATACAAGCACCCTTGAGGGCGTTACTATCTGCCCCAATGGCACTCTGTTTACTACAGAGAAGCAAGGATTCTTGCCGAAGTTGATGGAGAAGATCTACAACGAACGCACGATCTACAAGAAAAAAATGCTTAAGGCAAAGCAAGAGTATGAAGATACTAAAGATCCTAAACTCATCAAGGATATCGCTAAGTATAACAATATCCAGATGGCACGAAAGATTCAACTCAACAGTGCTTATGGCGCTATTGGTAATGAATACTTCAGGTATTTCCGTTTGGAAAATGCTGAAGCTATTACTCTCTCGGGACAACTCTCAATCCGATGGATTGAGAACAAAATGAATGAGTATCTTGGAAAAATTCTAAAGACTGAGGGTAAAGATTATGTTATTGCTGTGGATACTGATTCCATCTATCTTGATCTGGGTGATCTGGTCAAGAATGTATTCAAGGGAGGAACGCCGTCTGATGAGAAGGTTGTCAATTTCCTTGATAAGATCTGTAAGATGGAACTTGAAACTTATATTGAGAGTTGCTACAAAGAACTGGCAGAGTATGTAAATGCCTACCAGCAGAAGATGGTCATGAAGCGAGAGAACATCGCCAACCGTGGCATCTGGACTGCTAAGAAGCGATACATTCTTAATGTATTTGATAGTGAAGGTGTTCGTTACAAGGAACCCAAGATGAAGATCATGGGACTTGAGACTCAACGTTCTTCTACTCCTGCATACTTTAAGGACAAACTTCTTAAGGCATATAAAATCATGATTGAAGGAACTAATGATGACATGATTGATTTTATTTCACAAATCAAACGCGATACCCGCAAGCAAAGTTACCTAGATATTTCTTTCCCGAGAGGATGTAATAATCTTGATACTTACCGAAGTTTCTCAGAGATTTATAAGAAGGGTACACCTATTGCTGTCAGAGGTTCACTATTGTATAATCACTATCTCAAGCAGCATCGGATTACTAATAAGTTTCCTCTTATCCAAGAAGGAGAAAAGATCAAATTCATCTATTTGAAGACACCGAATCCTATCGGTGAGAATATTATTTCATTCTTCAACACGCTTCCAAAAGAATTTGGTCTTGATAAGTACATTGATTATCAGAAGCAGTTTGAGAAGTCCTTCCTAGAACCTCTCAAGTCTGTGCTAGAATGTATTGGTTGGAAGCATGAGCGTACTGGTTCACTAAGTAGTTTCTTTTCTTAATTATGGGTTTTCTTAACAAAGTTATCAAGGAGTTAGATAATGAATTTGCATCAATCGTTGATGAAGGCATCGCCGCTGGGGATTGTGATTCGTATGTGGACACTGGTTCTTATATTCTCAACGCTCTAT